TTTCTCATCCTGGAAAAGTATTTTTGACTGCACCAGGTGTTGAAAATGTTAAAAATTCACTTGTATGGATGGATACAACTGCACAGGCATCCGCTTTAGGTCCTTTAATGAACTTAATAGGTATGTTAAAAGATGAAATACAAAGAAATACCCAGGCTGTACCTGTTATTTCCCCTGTAGTAGACAAGGCTGGACTTCCAGAGACGCTTGGAGCTACACAGATGATACAGGCAAACGCCTCAGAACCTATAAAACATGATGTTAAACACTCATTTGAGCCTGCTTTTGAAGAAATGTTATATGCTATGTTACGTTTATATGAGGATTTCTTAGAATCTGCCCCTGCTTATCAAATACTTGGTAAGGAAAAAGCAGAACAATGGGAAAAAGAGAAAAATAGTACCAGGGTGTCTAATGAAGATATTATCCTCAAAGAAACTCCTACTTTTATAGCTAAAGGAGTATCTGTATTTTCAGAAAAACAGGTAGAATTAGAAAAATTATTAAGATATTTTGAAGTTTCATTAAAAGCCAATGTTCCTGCTATCGACCCACAAGATGGTACACCTATGACAGATGAACAGGGGAAACCTATTATGGTACCTAAAGCAGATGTTGGAGAAATTATGAAACGAATAGCAGAATTGATGGGATTCAAGAATTTAGAAGAATTACTCCCTTATTTAAGAATGAGACGTTTACAGTCTCAAGGTATTCAACCTAAGGGTAGTCTCCCTGCTACCCCAAACTCTGGAGCTAAGGGTCCAGTCTCCCCTGCTGGACCGCTTCAGAGCATGAATCCTACTCAACAAGTAATGAATAAACCTACACTGGATTCAGGTGGAGCCAGTATAGCAGATTTGAGTAACCAATGATAGATAAATTAGAATTAAACGCAAAACAAGCTGGATATGTAACACAGCTTCTTAAAAGTAAAGGATGGGCTGTTTTAAAAGACAGATTAGACAAAAGAAAACAAGTATATGTAGAAAAAATGTTAAAGGAGAATAATCACGATGGCTTATTAAGTTTACAGGGTAAGATTAATGGAATTAATAGTTTATTAGAAGAAGTCGATAATGTGATACGAATCGGAAATGATTCCGAACAACAATTAAAAAATACAAGGAGATAATAGATGTCTAAAGAAACAAAGGTTAATAACCAGAAAGGTGCCCCTAACGGACAAGTACCTGAGGCTAACCAGGAAACAGTCGTAGACTCTGAACCTAGCTTTGAAGAGCTGAGAAAAACTGCGATAAGAATGACTGAAGAACACAAACAGAATGTTACACCTACAATTGAAGAACCAGAAGAGACCGAAGAAATAACCGAGGAAACCTCGGAAACTGAAGAAACTGAAGACCAGACTGAAGAGCTGCCTGATGAATTTAAAGGTAAAAGTCCAGAAGAAATTGCTAAAATGTATATCAACCTTAGAAAAATGCAGGCAAAACAACAGTCAGAACTTGGAGAATTAAGGAAACTAAGAGAAAAACAGGAAGAACTCAAAAAAGAAACAGAGAAATATTCTGTCAATGCTGCTTCCCAGGAACTTATCAATAACACTATTGATAATATGTCCAAAGAAGAGGCTGACAAATGGCTTGATGAACTTTCTGAAAATCCTAAAAAAGCCTTAGCTCCAATGATTCTCGAAATAGTTGGTCCTCTGGTTAAGAGAGTAGCAAAAACAAATAATGAATCTGTTGAACAAGACCTGATTAAAAGAACTGAAAATAGTCTCGTACCTTATAAAAAATATCAAGACGAGATTAATGAAGTTCTTAATCAAAAAGACAAAGACGGAAGACGTTACCTTTTTGACAGGTTTGGTTCTAAAGCATTTGAAGAAGCCTATAGAGTGGTTTATGACAGACACTTTGAGGAAAATCGACAGAAATTAGAAGAAGAAGCAAGAAAAGCTAGGGAAGAAGCACCTAGTCCTAAACCAAAAAAGAATACTTTCGTACAGCAACAGACTAATGCTTCTGTTAATAGGGGTTCTGATATTGATGCTGATAATATGGATTTTCCAACACTCAGACAGAAAATAATTGAAATGAGTGCAGCTAGAAAATAAATCAGTATCTCCAGGGAGATTAAAATTAAAATCTTTAAGGAGATAATATAATGGCTGTTACCACAACAACAAGTACACTTACACAATTAATGAAGACTTATTACGATAAGGCTTTGTTATACTATGCTAAACCTTCTATGGTTATTGATGCTTTAGCTGATAAATCTAGAGACATCCCACAGAAGGAAGGAAAAAAAGTTAATTTTACAAGATGGGTTCCGTTAGATATTGTTACAGAAGAAACTGCTGAAGGTGAAAACCCAGAAGCTGTAGAATTACAGGCTTTCGAGTTCGAGAAAGAAGTTAAGAAATATACTAATTCAAGTAAAATCACTGAACTGTTAGACTTAACTGCTTACAATGATGTTACCGACGGAGCTGTTATGCTTCAGGGTGAAAATATGGGTAGAAGTATTAACAGACTTTACAGACAGGCTATGGCTAAAGGATTCTATCCTATGAGGGTAGATAATGATAGCTCATATGCTGTTTCTGGAACTGTTGATTCTGCTACTACTACAACTGTTGTAGATGCTACTTTAACACAGGCTGATAATTACTGGAATGATGGAATAATTATCTTTACTAGTGGAACAAATAAAGGTTCTGCTCACTTAGTTACCGACTTTGTGGCTAGTACAGATACTGTTACATTTAGCCCTGCTTTAGAGGAAGCTCCTGCTGCTGGTGATACATTTAGAATCGTAGTTACTACAGGTCTTACAACAACCGATGTTATTACTGCAAGAAGTGTTGAAAGAGCAGTTGCCTGGTTAAAATTCCAGAACGCACCTAAATATGACGGAAAGAACTACATCGGAATTATGGACCCATTTGTCCAGTACGACTTTATGGGCGATTCTAACTGGATTAATGCTCAACAGTATGCTTCACCTGAAAACATAAAGAACGGAGAAATAGGAAAATGGGGTGGAGTAAGATGGTACGAAGATACAGAACCTTATATGGAATTAATCACCGACGGAAGTGCTCACGAATCTACTCAGGATAGAGGTTTTGGAATTTATAAGGCTGCTGGTACTATTAGACATACACCTATTTTCGGTGCTCACGCTATTGCTGGTACAAGACTTGACGGAGTTAAAGACAAATTAATCATCAAGGTTTCTGGACCTCAAGATACTTCTAATGCTACTAACGCATTTAGTTTAGTTTCTTGGAGAGCTTTCTTTGTTGCAACTGTTCTTAATGGTTGTTTCGGAGTTAATCTGTTAAGTACTGCTACTACAGTACAATAATCTAATGGGGCGGTAATTTCGCCCCTTTTTTAATTGATTATATAACCTGTATTCAGGTTAGATAGGAGTGAAATATGTCTAGAGCAACTATACCTGTCGGTGGAAATATTGGCGGAGTAACTCTTGCTACTACTACTACAGGATATTCTGTAGAAATTAATGGTACCAAGTATGCTACGATTCCTGTCAAAATTGTTGATGGGGCTACTGAAGAAACTTATTATTTGTTAGCATTAGAAGGTGTTGCTTTTGCTGATAAAACTGATGTTGTATAAAATATAGGGGGCTTTACGCCCCCTTCTAAAATCGAGGTAAAAATATGAAATCAAGTGGAAAACAAGGAGCAAATGCTGCTATAGTAAACCATCCATGTTGGCTAAGAGGGTTTGTTCTAGTAGGAGATACTGCAACAGAACCTACTTTAACATTGTATGATAATGCTTCAGCTGCTTCAGGTACAGAAGTAGGATTTGTTATGGTTTCTGATGAAAATCATACAGTAGATGTTTTTCTTCCTGGAAAAGGTTGTTATTGTGCTAACGGAATATATGCAGACCTTTCAGCAGAAGAAGGAGATTACATAGTATATTATAATGAATAAGGGGGTGAATAAATGATACCTTTAGATAAACGAGTTCTCGATACAAGAATGGATAGATTTGAACAGGTAGTATTAGAGCATATAGACAAAAAAATAACTGCCAAAATAACAACTCTATCTGATAGAATAGGGAGTTTGGATAAAAGAGTCGAAACAATAAGAAAGATTGTGGACAAGCACTATTCTAAGTTTGGAAATGGTGGAAAATAATGTTAGCAAATATAACAGAAATAATAACTGATGTTAGGTCATTAATAAACGAAACTACAGCTTCCTTCTGGACCGATGCTGAAATAACCAGATGGGTCAATGAAGGACAGCTTTTATTGACATCAGAAACAGGACTGCTTTCTTCATATTACACTAAAACCCTGGAAGCTACTGATATAGTAAACGATAGGGAAGTAAGGGTAAATACAGATTTTGTAGCCCTTGATGAAGGAGGAATCCTTTATAATGACAATAAACTAGACCCTATTTCATTCCAGGCGTTGCATAATTATCATAAAAACTGGAAAGACGAAACAGGAACTCCTAATAAGTATTACATGAGAGGAGATTTGTTTGGATTCTATCCAAAACCCTCTGCTGGAGATACATTAAGTTATTATGGAATAGAAAGAGCTACAGATTTAGCAACTACAGAAACTCCTTTTAATGGAGATTATAGAACTGTTCCTTTTAGAGTTTATATAAGAGATTATGCTATTGGCAAGTGCTGGTACAAGAAAAATGAAATGGTCAAATACAAAGATATGATGAATAGTTTCCAGTATGGTATAAGAAAAGTCAATAGTATACTAAATAAAGGAAAAGATAACAGAACCAGAATAATACCAGAACATAGACCAAAAAGAGTTCCTTATGGTGTTAGATATGGAAATACAAGCGTATTTGATTGAGGTTTAAATGTCTGATGATAGAGTAATAATAAAAATTTTAGAT